TAATAATGTCTACTGCCGATGCTGTGGCTGTAATTGTAGGAGCAGTACCGCCAGACCATTTAACACCTGTAAAGGTTGCTGTGGTCATGCCTGTAGCTGCCTGAGTAAGTCTTAAGATAAATGATGTACCAGCAGTCGCAGTAGGCATCGTAAAAGTACAAGGAGTTGATGCAGTTAATGTAGCGGTCTGTACCGTGCCTGTAGTAATAACAAAGGTATGCGATGCACCGACTGTACCAATGGCTACGACTGTTTCTGTATAGCCTGTAATAGTTGGCGTTGTTAATGTGGCCGATCCAGTAAAACTGGTTGCGGTTAAAACTCCTGTTGATGGATTAAATTGCAGTTTAGTTGATGAGACATTGGCCGTTGTAATGTTACCTGTTGTTGCGCTGGTAAATGCTAGGTAACGGGTTGCATTAGTGGTTGTGTCATCCGCAATAGCCAAGCCATTTTCATTGGCTTGCCAGGTTGGGGCAGATGCGCCATTAGAAGTTAAAACATATCCACTAGTCCCAGTTGATCCGGCAAGAGCCAAGGTGCTAGAGATGTCAATGGTTGTAACTTTTGCTGATGTTGCAGTTGTAGCGCCAATCGTCATGTTGTTTATTGTTCCAACACTTGTTGGTGCAATTTCTAAAGACCCTGAACCAGTAGGTTTTATGTGGACATGACCAGTACCTGTAGGACTAATGTCAATTTGTGCGTTTGTACCGTTTAAATTAGTAGAAACATTGACCGACAGATTATCACCACCACCCGCCCCTACGCTTAATTGTGTAGTACCGGCAGAGTTTTTAAGGGCTAAACCGCCTGAATTGGTAGCTTGAACAGTAGGCGTTGTTACACTTGTAGAGCCAGATAATGTAGTAAAAGCGCCAGTATTAGCGGTTGTATTACCAATAGTTGGTGGCGCGGATAAGTCTAGCGTACCACCCAAAGTAACTGTTCCAGAGCCGGTAATTGGACCGCCTGTCAGGGTTAATCCGTTGACCGTGCCTGCAGTACCGACTGAGGTTACGCCTCCAGACGGTGTTGCGTATGTGGGTACTCCACCGGCTATCGTTAACACCTGGCCGTTAGTCCCAGCAGCCAAAAATACCGTTGTGCCTGCGCCACTTTGATAGGGAATAGAGTTGGCTGCACCAGCTGCAATATTTGTTGCTGTAGTAGCTGTTGTGGCCGAGGTTGCACTTGTTGCAGTTGCTGCGTTACCACTAATTGAGCCAGTAATTGTGCTGCTGACCGTTAACGCAGATAGCGTCCCAACCGCGGTAATGCCGGTATACGACCCTGAAATACGGGCAGAATCAACTGTGCCGCTTGTAATTTGGCTACCTGCAATGGCAATGTTTGTATTGCTTGCACTTGTAATTTGGCCTTGGGCATTTACTATAATCGTTGGAACTGCACTAGCCGATCCATAGGTTGCTGCAGAAACGCCAGTATTAGTAATGCTAAAAGTATTGGCTGCTAAAGATAATCCTGTGCCAGCATAGTAAGTTCCAGCAACGCTAAAGTTTGACCATGTAATTGCCGTTACACCAAGAGTTCCCCCAGGCTGTACTGGGCAATAAAAAGCCGCACCAGCTTGACCGCCAGACTCTACAAACACCATTGCCGACACTAACTCATCCCAAATATCTGCGTCAGGTGAGCGCGTCCAAGGGGTGCCAACAATATAAATGCCATTATTTGCTTGGGTACTTTGGTCCTTAACCAACACTCGATCACCAGGAATGACTGACACGGTGTCAATAGTCTGCGCACCAGACAAAGTAATGTTTGTTGTGGTGGCCGCGCTTACGGGTTGTTTCCATGAAATACCAACAATGGCTGCATCAACATAAGTTTTGTTACATAAATCTAAGTTGCCAATTGGTTGATTGGTCATCGTTGCGGTTGTAAACGCCGCAGTTGACGGGGTTGTAGCCCCAATGGTAGTGCTATTAATCGTGCTGTTGGTAATGCTTACCCCATCCAAACTAGGGTTTGCAGGAGCATAAAACGGTGTCCCAGCAGGTCCAATTAAGTTGATGCAATCATATGGCGGTAAGGGCTCAAAAGTCCCTTGGACCGGCACTATATTGGTTGTTATAGTCTTTGCGGTGGAATTGGACATGGTAAATCCCTTATTCGTTGGCCACTAATGTCAAATAAAGCGCGTTTGTGCCTGACGAAATAGCTTTAATAAAAAAGTTTGGCCTTGGGCAATCAATGATGATTGGCAAAAACATACTAGGAGCCAAAATAAATGAGCCGCTGCCACCCGTTGATGCAATTGCTGGCGTAGCCATATTGGTCGAGGTTGTGCCAAAAGTAATGGCTGCAGTACCAGTTCCAGTATTTAGGATAGCCACGCGGTATGCAAGGGTTGGTGTATCTGGTATTAATTGCAATGCGGATGATGCGCCTGTTGTAAGGTCCAACCGATAAGTTGGTGAAAGAATCTTTAAAGAGTCCATGATTATCCTCGTGATAGAGATGTTTAAATTATCCTATGTTTTTAGGTTTTTACACCATAAAAACAAAAAAAAGGCCACCTCTTTTGGAGAATGGCCTTTTCAGGTCTCATGCGGGATTAAGTCGCAATGAGGCCCTTGTTACGCAACGCAACCAAAATTGCATTCACAGCGGTTGCAATTTCCGTACCTGTGGCGCTATTGCCAAGGTTTGTAATTGCAGCTGCTTGAATAACAGGGGTTGAGCCATGAAACGCCAATTTGTCTGCTGCGGCACCGGCGATTTGCACGCCGTCTGTTGAGTCACCGTTAAACAGGTAATTGGTTGTTTGGGTAGTTGCTGGTCCTGGGTTTGCCATGATAAGTTCCTTTCCTATTAAGCTGCTACGCGGCAGGCGAGTTCAGGGTAAAGCGGAGCCCAGCCGTATAAAACATCTAAACGGGTTGGGATGGAGTCGTTATTAATGGTGTATTGACGCACCACACGAATCGACAATCCGTTGTCCTTATCGCTTGCACGGCCTGCAAAATGTACGCCGTCAGGCAATTGTAGGTCGGCAGTAGCCAGGGTAAACGCATTGCGATGGAATACCAAGTTCTGCGGACTGACAATACCAGTTTTGTTAAACGGTGTTACAGCAGCAGTTGCCGAGGTAGACAATACGGTTACATTTTGGAACTGACCAGCAGTAATAATTGCTGGGCTAACGATGACAGTTGCTGAACCACTACCGGTAATTGTTACATCGGCAGTTACTACAAAGTTACGCAATACATTGCCGCCGTAGGGCTGGCGATTCTGTGGGTTGACTGCAAACACACCAGCAATCTGAATGGTATCGCCTTGCTTTAATACGGCATTAGCGGTAACAGCAGAAATAGTGATGGATGAAGTCTGAGCCCAGCCAGTTGTCAACGAACCTGTAAATGTTGAGGTATTCGTAGTCATTGTGGCCGTTGCGTAAGAACCATAGGTGTGGGACACGATGTTTTGGTCCATATACCAGTTCATACCAATGGTGTCGCGACCCATCATTCCCTTTTCATACTGGCCAGCAATGGAACCTTGGGGGTTAAATAAACCCTTTAAAGAACCAACAATACTAGCGCCGGTGAATGGGTCAACAACGCAAGAACGCTTACCGTCACGGGGAGCGCCTTCACCATCCAAAAATGCCTGGGCGGTCAAGAATGTTGCGATGTCAGATGGAACTACACCAGCTGTACCAACGGTATTAGCGGTGTTATCTACTGCCATTGTGGTGCCGTCAAAGTCAATTTTGTTGGCGATTGCTGCAATAGCGGGTTTTAGTACACGGTCCGAGAACATATCTAACGACAAAGACAAGTCTTGAGTCGTAAATTGTGTGTCCACATGGAACTGGGTACTGAGGGTTACTGGTGAGGAGGTCTCGTTAAAGTCCTCAACATTCAGCGCTGGGCCGGTTGTACCGATAAAACGACCTGGGCGGCGGACATTGACTGTGTTACCAATCTTTGCACCGACAACCGCAAACTGGTCATCATAGTTACGGTCTACACGACCAGTAAAGGTCAAACTGTTTTCCAAGACCATCAACGCCTCGTTGGTGATCATGGAGATGGTTAGCAAGTTATTTGCCATGGTAATTCTCCAAATTAATTTTAAAGTTACCCGTCATCGAATCTTCCCAGAGGCCCTTGCAGCTTTCCATTGCTGGTAGGTACCATGAAACTTACGGTCAGAATCCAACGCAATATCGCTAGGATTCCCACCGGCTTTCAACGGACTAATCGGTGCCGGAGCATTAGACTTCTTCGCAACAGGTTCTCTTACGCTCGGTTTAGCCGGTTCTGATTTCTCAAATTTAGCCTCTAAACGCCCGATGGCACGGAGTTGTGAGGTAATGGATTTTTCCGCTAACTCACGAGCAAAATCAGGATTTTCGGCCAAGTAATATAGGAGTTGTGGGCCTACATCACTCTCAATAATTGCATCGGTGACCGGTTGTGACACCGAGACATCGCTTGACGCAATCATTTCCTCGTAATCCGGCATATCTTGTTTCGCAACATCTAGTCGATCTTGGAACTTCTGCCGCATCCGCGACTGTTCCTCCTCAACCTTACGAGCAAGTTCTGCTTGATCCCGCTCCCGCATCTTTCGATCAGTAGTCCACTCGGCCAGAGCCTCAGCATACTCTAGAGCATCATTGAATTGCGCTGGGTCTGGTTTAGGGTCAGGTTCTTCCGATTTCGGCGGATTTAACTTGCCTTCCAAATCCTTAATACGCGCCTCAAGACCCTCACGAGCAGTACGCTCACGGTCCGCATCTTGGCGGGCTGCTTCGCGCTGCTTGGTCAGTTCCGAAAACCGCTTTTCAAGTTTCGGGTTGTGCTTCTTTTCACCTGCTACAGCCTCTGTCTCTGCCTCTGGTTCACTCCTGTCTTGCTCAACAACCGGCTCCGCATCCGCGGCCTCAGTTGGAGTTTCCTGACTAGCTAAACCAAGTTTTTGTGCATGAAACTCAGCTAAATTCTCACTTGTTACTATGTTACCAGCTTGTTTCCTTGCCGGTTCCTGTGCTACTTCTGCTTCTGACATGGATTAACTCCAAGAATAAACCCGATAAACCTATCGGTAGGTTAAATCTATTAGAAACTGTTTTTCAATAGTTGTCAACGAGGTCCCATCGGTACGCCAGGAATGGCCGGTTGTTCTAATGGCTGCGGTTGCATTTCT